AAATATTAAAAATATTTTCTGCATGCCACCTTCTTGAAAAAATTCCATCAGGAGAAGAATTAGCAACTTCAAATTTCGTTTTCCATAATTCTAATTCCTGTAATTCAGCAATTTTGCTAGGATTGTTCATAGATAAAGAAAAATTTAACAAATCTTCTCCACGATATCCCAACGTATAAAGATGTATAATCCCTATTTTTGTTAATTCCGATGTAATCGATTTTTGCAATCGTTGTATCGTTCTAGCAAAAATAATATCTTTAGAAGATAATGTAGCTTGATCTTCTCCGATTTCCGAACGTGAAATAAAGGAAGCAGGAACCTTTAAAGCAGTAAAAAGTTTATCACGTAAATATTTTACATCATCAATATCTCCAACATAATGTCCCGCTGGTAATTGTTCCACTTTAGTACTTGATATAGAACCCCGAACAGGAATAAAAAAATCATCTAATACACTTAAAGGATTGAAACGATAATCAACTTGTCCTGTAGTAGAATCTGCTATCATATTCCTTTTAACTTCCGTCGCATATCGTTCTAAAATTTGTTTAACATCTTCAGGAGGAGCAGAACCTACATCTACATACCAAATTCGTCTTTCACTAGAACGACAAATTCTATATGCCATCATAGCATTTTCTACCAAATCTAATTGTCTATAAATACGACGCGCTGAGTCAAGCACGGATGCCCCGTAAGGTGCAAACTTATCATTACCTAAAATTCTAAAATGAGCTACTTGCCAATTTTCCAAAGTTGCACCCCCAGAATTAATTTGAAATTGTACATAATCAGGATTAGTTTTATCTTCACCTTCTAACCTTTCCACATCAGCTGAAGGTAATCCTAAAACTCTTTTAATTCCTTGGTTTTCTTCAATATCAAGATATAAAAACAAATCTCCATATTTACACAAATTTCTACACCATCCAGTTAAATTAAAATTTACATTCATTATATCAAAATATAAAACTCTTAAAATTTCTCTAATTTCCTCATTAGAACATTTAATATGTATAATAGGATGCATTGGAGAAGAAGTTGTCATTTCATCAGCATAAACATCCAAAACAGCTGCAATATCAGGATTAAATTCCATATCATTAAATTCCATATAACGCTGATGTCTTTGAACATTCATAAATGTAGCAGTTTGTAATGTATCATAAAAACTAAAATGTTGTGCTTTAAAATGTTTACCATCAGTAGTTTTAATAGTAGTAGCAAACTTCCCCAATTGTCTTTTCTTAAGAACCTTTTCTATTGCTGCTCGATAATTGACAATAGGACCAGAAAATAATCTTGTTAATCTTTTATAAAGTTCATGTCGAGGATTATCGGGATTGTTTTTATTATAAGCCATTTTTTACTCCTAATATTTTTATCTTTTTCTTTTTTATTACCCTAGAAAAAAATTCCAGAGGTAATAAAAAAAAATATTATTTCCTTAAAACCCAAGCATAATCTTGATACATTTTTCGTTGTTCTTGATTTATTACTTGTTTAGATACTTCCATTTGTCCTGGAATTTTTGTATCAAAAGTAATAGAAGAACATATGAAAGATGAAAGAAAAGCTTTTTTATATGCTAAATCTATAGAAGATGTTTCGTAAACAATATCTCTTACAAAACACCCAATAGCACAAGCTAAAACTAAATCATCACAATATCCCCTTTGTGCTTCTGCTTTAGAAGAAGCATTCCAAATAAACGTTCTACATTCGTTTATCATTCTTCTACTATGAAAAAATATTAATCTATTTCTTATAAATTCTTCAAATTTTGATATCACTAATGGTCTGGTTTTATTGCTAGTTGTAAATCCTGCTATAACATTCTCTCTTACTTCTGCTTCATAAGATTCTACATATTCATGTGTTGTCTTTTCTGAATAATAAAGATTTGGATATTTTTTATCAATTAGTTTTTCTAATACAGCTATACCCATAGAATTATTTTCTATAACCATTAAACAAGAACCATATTGTATACCTAAATTATATAAAAAATTAGAAAAAATATCAGGAGTTGGTTTTCCTTGATATTCTGCTACTATATCAATATTTTTTTCATTTATTTTCATTACTTGAGCAGTAGAAAAATCTTTTCCATCTCCTCTAGAACAATCTGCGGAAATTACGTAAATTGCTCCATTTATATATTCTTCCCAAATCCATAAATTTCTATCAAATCCAGTTTTTAATAATGGTTCTCTAACATGATTTTTTTCCATCCATTCAATATCTTCAGGATCCAAAACAGTTTCTCCAGACATTAAAAAACTACATAACAATTCTTGATTTATTTGCTTTTTAGACATATTTCTAGTTTCTTTATCAAACCATTTTTGATCTCTTTCAGGATGAACACTCCAAATATATACTGAAGGAAAAAAATCATTTATTTGATTTTCCGCATCTATAAAAGTTTTATAAAACAAACCTTGTGCTCCCTTAGGAGTTGATAACATAACACAATTTCCACCTGTTGATAAAGTACTAAATAAACCCATCCACAATTCTTCTAAATTTACTATATGTGCTGCTTCATCAATAACAAGAAATGATAACGCCTCACAACGTCCTACATCATCTGAACTTGCTGAAGCTCTTATTTCCGAACCATTATCTAATTCAAAAGATTGAATATTATTCGTAACACTTTCAGAAATTTTTAACCATTCAGGAAGCTTTTTATACATAGCTTTTACTTTTTTTACCAAAGGAATAGCCTTGTCAAGTTTTGTAGCTACCGTTAATACTTGTTTTCCTTGATGAAAAAGCATTAGCCATAAAGAATAAGCAGAAGTAATCGTTGAAACCCCCAATTGTCGAGCTTTCAAAATAATATTAAATCTATGCTTTTGATAATTTCGAATTATGTCTTCTTGGAATGGATATAATTTTAAAAGTATATTTCCCCTAGTAGGATGCTTGGTATAAACATAATGAGAGATAAAATGAACAGGATCTCTTCCACATTTTAAAATTTCTCTCGTATATTCTTCTTTTGAAAGTCTAACACTATTAGCCACAATTTAAACTAAATTTCCTTTATTTCTTTAATTTTATTATTGTTTTTTAAACAAAATTAATCTTTTGAACCGATTCCTTTTTTCTTCATAGACCAAGCAATAGCCCAAGGATTTGTTTTTTTCTTTTCTCCGGTCTTTTTGTCTACATATGTTTCAGGAGCATCTTTTTTAATTCCTTTAACAATTTTCTCATATCCTTCGGGAGTTGATTCTTGTAAATTTTCTTCTTCTAAATTCTTTCCTATATCTTCTTCTTCTTTAAGATTTTTTGTATCCAAAACACCCATTTTTTTATTAATATCTTTAGAATCTTCTTTCCATTGTTTTTTCAATTCTTTAATTTTATTTTCTACTTCTTTTTCTTTATCCCGAAGTGATTCTATTCTTTCCACCTTTTTTTTTGCTAATTGATCTTTCTTTTCTTCTCTTTTTTTCAATTCTTCTTCTGTTTCTACTCGCAATCCCTCTTTAATACCAAATTTTTTCCTTAACTCTTCTGCTAATCTTTTATTTCTAAAACTATAAACTTCAGCAATTTGTTCTTCAATACTTTTTTCTTCATTTTCCTCATTAACATTTTCTTCTGATTCGTTATCAAATTCTTCTTTAATATCCTCTTCATGTAATTCTGTAGAAAGAGGATTAAAATATTCTTTAAGACTTTTAATATTTTTATTTTTCATCCATTCACGAATAACATTCGTAAGTTTTTCTTTAAGTACCCCAGAATTTTTCATTATTTTTGATTCCTTATTAAAAGATTTTTCCATATTTTCTAATTTATTATAATATAAAGGATCTTCCTCTAAATGGTCTTTAGCGATTTCTTTAGCTATATTTGAATCATCCGTATGTTCGCTCTCTATTTTTATACCCTTTCGTAATTGTTCAGCATCATATTTTTCATCTGGTTTTCCATCAGCTTTCCCACCAATAACCGATTCTTCTTCTTCTGCCAATTCTACAGGAGGAGTTATTTCCTTTTTATCATTAATCATATCAGATAAAAGTTTATAAATTTTTGTTTTTAATTCATCACATTCTATTCCTATTTCTTCAGCAAAATTATGAACTTCCATTTCTGTAGGATCAGGATTCTTTCTAAAAAAATCTACAATCTTTTGTTGATTTACTCCATCATCTGTAGGTTTCCCATAATCAAATTCTATATTTGTAGGAATATCTTTAAGTTCTTCTTTTAATTTTTTCACGTTTAATTTTCATCCTTTTCATTATCTTTCTTAGAAATTTTAACATTTTTAGGTTTTTTATTACTTTTTTGTTCTATCCATTTTTTAATAGCATTATCTAAATCTTTATTTTTTCCTTCCTCATCAATATCATATCCAGAAATTTTATAAATTTTTTGTGCTATAAGCCAAGAACGAACTAAAGAAGAAGTTTCAACTTTTATTTTCACTTTTCCTTCAGGAGTTAACTTTAACGATTGTTTGGTATATATTTTATATTGTTTTTTTAAGAACTTAATAATATTGGCAAATATATCTTCTATATCACTTTCTAAATTTTTATCATGAGCTTGGTTTAAATTAATTTGCGAATGATAAGAGACAATTAACAACGTTCCTTGAATTCTTGCATTAAACCCATCTAAACTTCTTGAAAGATTAATATAATCAGAAAATTTTTCTACATCTCTTTTCAATCCATGTTGAATAGGATTGTTTTCATCATCTAATGCTCCATCATATTTCTTAGATAATGCTTGAGAAATTCCTTGAATAATATCAAGAAGTTTTTTATTATTTCCTTCTTTTGATGCCATTATATTTTTTCACCTTGTTCTTCTGAAGTATTATTATGAATTTTTGCTATTTTATTTAAAATTTCAAGACTTTTATTTTCACCTAAAACAAAAAGAATTTCTTGCAATAAAACTTCTGGATTAACTTTTTCCACTAAAGGACGATATACATCTAACACTCTTTGTGTCATTCTTTCTTCACAAATTATTTTTTTTTGTTCCCTAGAAAATTCTTCTACTTCTTCAAGAATTATTTCTTGCAATCTTTTTTTCGTAACTTTCATAATTTAAAATCTTCCTATTTAAAATCTTTT